ATGTTTTACGCCTTCTGTGTCTTCGCCTTTGTGGGCATGAAAACCTATTATGGCAGAAGGGATGGCAAGAATGGTATCTTTGACTATTCTGTAGACATCTTTAAGCTAGCTTTACCACCTTTCTTTAAGTATGACCTGAGCGATGTGGAATTTATTGCTGAGGCTCATGATTTGACTTGGCGAGAGATTATTGCTACCTTTACAAATGGAAGCAAGGAAGAGGCTAATAAACTCAGTGAGATCTATCTACAGACGCAGCACCATTTTGCGCCCGAACAGACTTATTACCCGACTGGTGAAGCCCAGTATGCCGGAATAGATGATTTCACCCATTCTTCAGTAGTAGGCAAGTACCGGGTATTGGAAATCTGGACAAAAGAAACCAGACCAGCCATTTGGGTACATGACTGGGAGAGTGGAGATTGCGGATATGCCTCTCCTGACCAGCGTGCCTTCTATGAGGAGAAGAAACGCAAGATAGAGGAATCCAACATCATGAAAGATGAGAATGGCCTACCTATGCTCGATGAGAATGGTGAGCCTATCTACTATGTAGACCCTTCTGAACTTAAGACCATCGAAATTAAGGATGAGGCAGAAACCTACTGGTTCAGAAGATATATCACACCGAATGGCTATCTGCTGGATGCCAGGGAATCACCATACTATGTGCTCAGGGACGGATTCAGAACCTCTATCCATCCATACACCTTCGTTGCCTATCCATGCTTGAATGGCGAAGTAAGAAGTTTTACGATGCGAGCCGAAAACAACCAGCGCACCTTGAACCATTATATGATGATGATCAACTTCATTGTAGCGAATGGTGCCAAGGGAACGATGCTTGTTGACGAGAACGCATTGAGCGAGAAACAGAGCATCGATGAAATGCAGGTGAACTATACCAAAACGGATAGTATCATCTTGTGGAACTCCAAGAATGGAGGTAAACCACCTCAGACATTGGTCAACAAGAGTATTCCGGCAGGTGTTGACTTCATGGTGAATTTTGCCAAGACGATGGCAAGCGAGGGAAGTGGTGTGCAGGGTGCTCTTCAAGGACAGCACCGGAATACCAGCGGTAAGCAATATCAGTTGGAAAGAGAATCATCATCTACCACCATACAGGACTTTGTTGAGAGTTTCAACAACTTTAAGGTACGTGTGGCCAAGAAGAAACTTTACCTGATACAGGAATTTTGTACCGATGCTGACAGCGTGAAACTGACAGGTGATGAATTTGAAATTCACTTCAATTCAGAGACCATGAGAGATATGGATCTAGATGTTTCTATCGACTTGGACGCATACAGTCCACTTATCAGAGCAGCCAACAACGATATGGCTTGGCAGATGATGGTGAGCGGCAAGATGGATCCTTATACCATGCTTACGGTTGCTAATTTCCCTGGTACAGGAAGAATGAGGAAATACTTCAAGGAGCAACTGGAAAAGCTAGAAGCTCTTCAGGCACAGCAAGCAGCCAATGGACAGATGCCTACAGATGGAGGGCAACAACAGGCAACAGCACCTGATACGCATCTAAAGGATTCCAGTGATGGAGCAAATGATTTGGCAGCCCTTCCTTCGGCAGCTATGTAGAAAAGAAGTTCTTAGTTAATTCATAATATTGAACGAAATGTTGTTCGGTTCTTAGATTAGATTATTTTATTTTTTTAGGTTTATTAGTTTTTAAGGTTGTTAGATTGTGAAGAGGAAGCCGTGATGGTCTCCTCTTCTTTTTGTTTAGTCAATACCATGTTTCTTCTTGTATATGCGTAACTTAAACATCAGGGTAGAAACTCGGTACATGTAGTATTCTTGCCAGTTTTTTAGTTTGGTTGTGCGCACCTTGTTGTCCGCATCGCAGCCGATGGCTCCCCACTTGGAAGGGGTATAGTAGTAGGATGCGGCTTTGATGTCTTCTACATTTTTGAAATAGCGAGTGGCTTTCCACTTGCCCATCTGGACTAATCTTCGATAGGAGAGCATGCACTTGCGGTTAGGATCGTAGGTCATAATCGCCCAATCTTTATGCGACTGGTCGTAGAGCATGTAGAAACGAGGCGCACCACATTCTTTATACTTGGCAATGGTTGCCTTGACTCCTTTTTGCCACATGCGTGTGGCACGGAAAAGTTCGATACGAGTGACGATAGGCTGGTAGATGGCTATGAGCATCTTACGCAGCAGGTTTGAATAACTTTGTTTCATTTTTCTTTTTACTTTTAATTATTAACTTATATGGACAGGCGATAGAATCGCCTGGAACGGTGACTATACAGGGGCGTATCATGCTGCTGGCTAGATAGAGGCTAGTTGCCCCACCACCTATGCCTGACAACTCAGCTACTACTGGAGGGCGGTTGCGGAGACGTTCACGTTCTATCTCTGACTTTGAACGGAATGGAACGATTTCCGGTGCTGGCATATCCTTTTCTACGTAGAGGGCAATGGCGCGCGCCATGACACGGTCATCATGCTTTCCGGCTACGGCTCCATAACAGTCGTTCTGCTTGTAATAGAGGAAATAGGTACATTCGTCTATTGCCGCAAGTTCTCGTTCCATATAGCCACCATCACGGATGATGCGAGCCATGGTCTTCACTACTGCCACCTTGGTTGCCTTGTTGGTATTGAATCCCCATTTCATTTCGATATTCTTCACCTTCTTCAGTTTGGATTGTGATGCGCTATAGAGGTTATCGTATAGAGGCAGAAGGATAGGGAAGAACAGCTCTGACTGATTGCCCTCGGTATTGTTCATGCGCGAGTAGGCGGTATTGTTCTCGATGACCAGATAAGCATCATTATAGAAATGAGCTATCTGGGCGCAGCGCATGGCTAACTGATCGGCATCGCTGTGGCCATGCCACTCAGCTACGATTTCCGGTACACCACCATAGATTTCATCGTAGCGGTCGAGGACTACAATATCTGAGAAGTCGGAGGTTTTATGAGAACCACCAATATCGCAGGCTACAACGTAACGGTGCTTGACAATCTCGGAGTTATCGGGTCCAGCCCAAACTTTGAGAGGTCCACCAGCACGCTCTACGAAACGGATGTTGTTCATGCAAGCAGGGTCGGCTGCATCGTAGGAATCTCCCTCGATGTCGCCCACCATGATAGGCTCGATGCCCTTGCAGTCCTCTTCCATTTCCTTCAACTTGTATGGGTCGAAGACTGTAGTACCTGAGAAGAGGAAGGCTTCTACATCATCAGAAGGGAACTCCTGACGCATATCGTCAAGAGTCTCATACTCCTTGGACTTCTCGATATACCAATGGATGCCCTCGAAGGATGCGCCTTTACATTCGTAGAGCCACCAATAGTACTTACCATGACCTTGCTCGTCATTGCGATTCTTCCACAGCCAGATGGCGAAATCGGCACGTTCATCCTCGGAAGCAAATGGCAATATATATTTTTCAATTTCGAACCATGCCACGAAGACAGGAGTAAATGCAGACAGAGGTTTTCCGTCTTTGTCTACTGAGTTTGCGGCTACCCAGGCATCGTGGAACTCGTTTTCTCGTCCGTTAGGCGTTGACTCTCTGACGATGAATGTTAAAGGATCTGGCTGAATAGATGATGATGCAGCCTTGATCACCTTAGCTGGAGTCCACTCTGTGGTGTTAGGGAAGAAGGCTTCCTCAGTAATATGAGCAAGGGCAGCATCACCAGAACGACAAGATTCTGGGTTACGGGCAGAACCCGTCTGTATCTTGCAATCGCGTGGAATGAGATACTTGATATTCTGTATGGTTCCTGATGTCTTGATTTTGCGAGGGTCGTTCTTAAATGGTACACCAATGTCGTAGAAGAGCCATGTCGGAATGGCATTAATTAGCTTCTCGTACATATCGAATACCTGTGTGGCAGATGAAGACTGGTGGCCAACGATATTACTATTCCAGTTTGTCTTCCAGAAGATCTGCAGCCATGCCATGTAGATGTCGGTAAGGGTAGAACCACCCCATTGGCGGCACTTCAAGAGAATGACACGGATATAGTGGTACTGACTATGAAGGCGTAACTGTTCGAAGACCTTGGCTAGTTTGATCTGGGCATTGCGAAGAAGAAAAGGTATATCCTCACCACCATCCTTATTCTTGATTCGGGCATAGGCGTAGGCGAAGAAATAGAAATCATGCTTACAGCGCAGGCGGATGAGATACCGGAAGACTGCATCGCGAGCCTTCTCTTGGTCGAAGTCAGGCATGTACTTATCGCAGAAGGCCTCTATAGAACCACATTTGATGATGGCGCAGAACTTCTTTTCTTTCAGCATTTCCACCGGGAGCCAGAGTTTCTTTCCCTTTAAGAAATCCGAGATGACACATTCAAAGCGGAGACCAGGGGCATTCTCTCCTGTAATGGGACGATAAGTAGCGAGGAGACTTTGGAGTCTTCTCTTATCTTCTTCAAGAATCTCTTTGAGTTTCTTATCAGAAATCTGCTGCTGAGGTCGAACCTTTAAGGAGGATTTTGCTACTGGCATTCGTTATATAGAATAATGTTAAGTGTTGAATGTTAAATGTTAAGTGTGTTGGCATGCCGGATAAATCTCTCTGCCTTGGAATAGATGAAACCTAAACAGAATAGAACTATGTGGAAGATACCAGCTATGTAAGGGAGGAGGAAACCTATAGCCATACCGAGCATCATTTGCCAGAAGTAGATTCGGTGATACCGATAATACCATTGCGCTGAGAATCCCATGAAGAAAGAAATCAATACGGATGCACCCAATACAGGTAATGCCGGATAGTATACGAACGAAATCACCACGGAGCAGAGCCATGCAGCCAGTAGGCGATGGAAGCGGAACTGATGATGAAACATCAATATGCACCAGCCGTTGATACCCCAGTGTATAAAGTTGGCATGACCGAACATATATGCGAAATGGGTGTATAATGGCGATGATGGAGACACTGCCAGCGAAGCATGAAGCGGAATGATGAAAGCCATCAGGAGGATGATGAGAAGTGTAATATATAATGTACGCATAATGGAAGTGATTTATCGAGTTATGAATGATGTTTTCTTATTGCGGAAATAATTGTTTATTTTCATCTGTATATATCTAGGAGCCATGCCCAAATTGGGCGCAGGAAGATTCAGGCATACATACACAAGATTTTTGGTATTGTATTCCTTGTATTGATCCATCTGCCGGAGACGCAAGAAATCCTGATAGAAATCTTCAAAGAGTTTTTCTTTCATGGCTTGGTATTTGCCGAATTTAGGCTTTTCCCCCTTGATGCGTTTACATACATACCGATAGGCTGTGCTATCGGCGAGATAATAGCAAGAGGCAGGCATCTTGGCGATGTAATTGCATATCTTAGCCATGGTGGTAGGATATTCTACCATCCTCTTGGCCTTACGAAAGAGCAGATACATTTCTTGATCTCTTTTAAGGTAAATTTTGGATATGGAATTTAGATGTTTCATACCAGCAAAATTAATTCATCAAGATGCAGAACTTATCACAAAGTAATGCGAAATTTTCCTTAATTTAGCACACAAATATTAAAAATGAACATTTATGGCAAAAGAAATTATTGATAATCAGAAAGTTAAGTCAAAGCGAGATTCTTTCAGAGAACGTCTTGCTCAGCGTTATCCGGACTTGAATATGGACGATGATGAGGCTGTTTATGGTCAACTTTCGACCGATTACGACCAGTATGACCAGAATAAGCAGAAAATGGATGACTTCAACAAAATGTTGCAGGAAAACCCTCATGCTCCAAGTCTGGTGACAGGTCTTGTGACCAAGAAAAATGCCGATGGCAGCGACTTCAATTTTATCGATTTCATGATTGATGAGTTGGGTCAGGACTATGTTGATGCCATCAATGGTGACGAGAAGGCTAAGGCTCGTTTGAAGGCTAGTGAAAAAGAGAAACTTGAAGCCAGCGAGAAGCTAGCAAAGGACAATGAGCAACTTGCAGCCAATATGGAGCAAGAAGATGCCGAACTTGATGCAGCCATTAAAGAAGCGAAGTTGAAGCCTGAGGCGATTACCGATTTGATAGAATGGCTTTACAAGCGTAGCGATGATGGCGAGGATCATGATGATGATGGTTTCGTATGGCGTGCAGCTCGGTATGGCTTGAAGAAGGAAGACTTCTTGCGCCTCTTTCAAATCAAGGACTTCGACAAGGCTGTGGCTGATGCAGAGGAGCGAGGCTACAAGCGTGGTAAGAACGAGAAGATTGACCAGCAGAAACAACTGCATGATGGCAAGCAGGGCGGCAAGAAGAACATCAACATCGATGGAGGCGGTGGTGCACCATCACTTCCAAAGGAAAAGAGCCGTACAGAACAGGTGTACAGCAAGATGATTGGAATGTAGAATAAGAAATTTATAATTAATAATTTTAAATGTATAGATTATGAAACAGTTTAAGAAATGGTTTGGTTTCATGATGGCGGTGCTCGTCATGATCCTTAGTGGTGGAAGTTCTTATGCAATGGCAGAAAATCCTCCTGCTATTCCATCTGGTGAAGGTGGTGGTGGCGCGACAGGTCCTACAGATGGTCCTGGTGTTGGTGGTACTGGTCCTAAATGGGCAGCTGCTAGTCAGGAACAGCAGGAAAAAATGGGAAATTGGGACTACTATGTAGCACATGTTAACCCAACCGTGGTAGAAATGAAATTGGAGAGTTGCCCTATCGATCAGATTCTTCGAGCTTCGAAACGAATGACTCCTGTTGACAGCAACCGCATCGAATATTATTCCATCGGTCAGCGACCAATCAAAACCAAACTAACTGAGAAACTTGCTAAAACTACAAGTGGTGGCTCAGTGACATTTAAGGTAGAAAATCCTACTGTGTTTGGTATTGGTGATATTATCATGGTTAACGGCATGCTGGGTTATGATGATAATGGTACCGACAGAAGCAAGATGATTCCTCTGCAGTTGCGAGTTACGTCTGTTGACAACGATGGTAATCCAACCTGTTATGCACTGAATGGCAAAAAGAATTCATCACGTGGTAACAGAGACATTCCTGAGGATATTGCCATTGGAACAGTAGTAATGCGACTTGGTAGAGCCGCTGGAGAAAAGGAGGTTGAAACAGGTAGTTACTATTCTATGCCTGACAAGAGCTTCCAGTATTGCCAGCGATTCATTATGCAGGTAGAGGAATCTCTTATTGACCGTATGATGAAGACCCAGGTTCAGTGGGACTTCACCAGACAGGAGAAAATGGCGATGGACGATATGCGTCAGGGCCAGGAGTTGAGTGGTCTCTTTGGCTATCGCTCTCAGTCGAATGGTGGAAAGGATGTTGGTATGGTATACACTATGGGCGGCATCTTCTGGGAAGCTGGAAAGGATTTGCAGATAGGTCACTGGGAGCCAAAGATGCAAAGGAACGATAAAGGCGATCTTGTTCCTGTAACAACGAAGGTAAAGGTTACAAACTCTGATGGTGCAACTGAGGTTGTGAAGCAGGTATACGAGTATGTAATCAGCGAGAAAGAGTTGACTCAGTTTATTGCTGCTATGTTGAAGGGTGCAGGTAACTCTAGCCGTACCAAACTCCTCTTTGTTGACAACTTGATTTATCAGGCATTTGCTAACCTTCGCTCTAACAAGCGTATCATTACACAGACAGAAAAGGACTATCAGGGTTGGAAACTTGATTTCGAGAAGTTCGAAAGTATGGGTACTAAGATTCTGATTTATCGTCACGATGCTTTTAACTCCTGGGGTATGGATGGTAGAGCTTTCTGCCTGGATGCTCGTTATCTGGATAAGTATGTATTCGGCACATGGACCAGAAATGAGTTTAACGCTAAGGATCTCTTGATTCGTAACACAGCAGGTGTTGTGATGGAGGAGTATAGCTGCTGGGTACTGACCTTCCCGGATGCTCATGCGCGTGTTGCCCGACCAGTCTTCACTGGTGATGGCGTGACCGATGAGGAGATTCAGGAGGCAGCGTAATCATCGTATAGGAAACTGATAGTTTTCTACATATATCAATCTAGGGGATAGTTGAGGCTAATGCAGTCTCACTATCCCTTCTCACCATAAACACAAATAGATATGTATAGATTTGTAGCTAAGAGCATGCTCATTTTTGTAGTGACTCTGCCGAGCGGACTGATCAAGAACATTGAGTTTGAGCGGTGCAGCAACGATGCCTATTCGTACATTACGGATAACAAGCAGGTGGCAGAATGCATCAGGAAACATCCTCTTACGAAGGAAGGCCGTATCATTGATGAGAGCCAGCCGGAAGAGGAGCAGATTCAGCAACAAAAAGAAGAGCAGGTGAAGGACGAGAATGCCCTTCATTTCGAGAACATCACTAAGGCAAAAAATTATCTCCAGAAGACATATAAGGTAGATGTAAGGAAACTGAAATCACCTGATAGTGTGAAGGAGAAGGCTAAAGAGCTGGGTGTGGTGATTGAGTTTTAGTTTGTAGTTTATAATTTTTAATAGGTTTCTTGCTTATGGAAGTTCTTATAAGTGACCTTGTGAAGGAAATGCGCATAGCTATGGACGAAGTAATCCATGATGAGGTGAATGACATCATTACGGATGATTCGGACACGGAAATGAAGCAAGCCATTGAAACGGCAGCACAACAGATTCTGCTGCAAGCACCAGCGCAAATGATTCTCCCCAAAAGAGTGGAAGTTTCGCTGAACGAAAGTGGAAAGCAGGATTATGATGCTATCCAAACACAGTTTACAGATGGTCATGGATGCCTTACAATTCCTGAAGATTGGCTGAGATTGGTAGAACTGAAACTGAAAAGTTGGCAAAGCACGCTGACTATGCTGATGGAACCGGGCAGCAAGGAGGCTCAGATGCAAGCCTCCCGGTGGACCAGGGGAACGCCCCAGAAACCAAAGGGCATGATTACCACATCTCCAACGACAGGAAAGCGAGTGCTGATGTACTGGACTGCCGGAAGGTATGATGCCAACCATGCACCTGTTGGAGCTGTATATGATCATGAGGTTGAACTGTTCACGTATATCCCTTATCAAAAGTTAGAGGATGTGTATTCTACTGATACTGGGCATGAAAACGAAGTGACCGACCAGAAGATCATCCTTTCCCTGACAGATGAATGCAAGAAATATCTCATTTATCGTGCCATTTCAATCTTCCTTGTAAGTAAGAAGGAAAGCGATTTGGCAGAAAAGTATAACCAATTATCTCAAATATAATATTTTATGGCTAGTAATATAGACACATCTTCTTCCCATTTTAAAGGGACTTTCCCCGATATTTACGCTGTGGAACGTCGTTACCCCTATGGTGGTGTGGATGGTGATTTCGTAGATATAGAAGGATGGGCGCACTATTGGAATGCTGATAGGGCAACATGGTGTGTTAATGCTAAGCGTGATTCTTATTGGGATGAATTGATTACTAATATAGTAAATATCGTAAGCAAAATACGAGGAGCAACCTTTATGGGGATTGCGACAACATCCACCATTCCTGATAAGACTGATGGAGCAAAAATGTTTTATATAGCGAAGGAAGAAGGCGAATATTTCAATTTTGGTAAAGGCGTAATAGTTGATGCAGGTGTTAGCATTATCTATACTTTCGGCAATAATTGGGAGACGTATAGCCTGATCAAGCTGGAACAAGAAATGGGTAATAATCCAGGTTCAATAATGAGCCAAAAAGCTACTACTGAAGCGATTAATAATTTAGCAGAAAGTATAGTAGCTTCTGGCTTTGTATTGGCGATGTCTTCATCTATGGGCTGGACTTGGAAGACTTATCAGTTACGAGTCCTTAATGCGGATGGCAGCTATAAGGCTTTTACAAGGCTATCTTTACAAGCAAGATATAATGGTTTGGATGTTACTAAAAAACTAAAAAATATAATTTGGCAACGAGATACAGGAAATGATGAATTAGATTTAGTATGGAATAAGGCTCATAAAAACGCTGGTTTAACTCTTCCATTAACCTATGAAGATTTAGGTGGAGATGAATATAGAGTAGGGCAAGTATATTTTACTTGCTCGGCAGAGTACCAGATAGCGATGCAAGCTACGGAAGCTAAATATTCTGTTCAATTTTAATTTTTAATATTTATTGTTATGGCAAATAATATTTTAGCACAGTCAGAGCAAAAGAAGATAGACATTCAGCCGGTATGCTATCACCAATGCTGCAACATGGTTGTAAGGACAAATACGGTGAACCGCCAGACTTATGATGCGGTCACTAATCTTTATACACCAGACTACAGCACTTCTAATTTGGTAGTATTCCCAGAATGTCAACTCATAGATCCTGATAGTCCTGTGTCGTCAATCATGGTAAACTCTTCTCTTGCCTCGTTCAGATGGATTGAGGTAACATCATCAGGTCAGACGGAAATTGCTACGCAGAGTGGCAGCACAAAGGAAGGTTATCAGGTTGTCGTATCAGGTGAAAGCAAAGGTCAGATAACCGTCAGTTCTAACGCTGTTGTGGGCGTAAGAAGAACGCTTCGTTTTGTAGGTACATGGGAAGATTCTGTAAGTGGATATTCCTACAGATTTACTAAAGATATTCCTTTGGTACTAGAAGATGTTACGGACGCTAGAGCCTCCATAACTCTTGATATGCCAAATACCGACAAATGGAACCCATTCCGCCAACAAGCTACCAGAACCATTAAAGCATTGGTGATGGTTGGCTCGCATAACATGACGGAAAGTACAAAGGTAAAGATATTCTGGTATCGGGTGATGAACGATAAAACCAAGAAACTTATCACTAGTGTAGATGATGAAGAAAATTGGGAGATTACATCCGCTACGACTGGAAAGAATGGTCAGATTACTTCTATCACAATAGACCGCGATAAGATGGGAGAGGAAATTGCCTATGAAGTAAAGTGCTCTTACAGAATAGATGGAAATCTTCCGTCTGAACCAGAACCGGGTGATCCTGTAGCATCTACTACCCTCATAAGATGTTTCCCTCCAATCAGAGCCATGTTCACAAATTCCAATGCTAGGGTGTCTGGTAACGTGAATGTACTATTGAAAGCGATAGTCACTGACACGCAAGGTGAGATTCCTAATTGGGAGAACATAGCTTTCGCTAATTGGTATATCTGTACTTCTTCCAGGAATAGTGATGGAACAATTTCGACAACCAGAACTCTTATCGGCACTGGATCACAAATATCTGTAGAAGCAGATAAGGCTAAGTTTATTCAACTGGAGATATGTGATCGTGGTGCTACCGCAGCTATGGTTGACGATGAAGGTAGCTATCTTGTAGATGAAGATGCCAGACTCATTGAAAAGCCAGTAATTGTTTAATCTAAATATAATTCAGTATGGCATATTATGTAAAAGTTAAGCCAGAGGTAAAGGAGAGGATTCTTCCTTCTTTCGTAACTGGCACAAAAAGTGCTGATGGAAACATTATTTTGTTTCAAAGCGACTTGAATGGTGTGACCGGTCTTACACTTAGTGAACGTGCAGAGAAAGTCGGTGGTGCACTTCTTACCCCAGAGCAAACTCGCATGGAGATTGATGGAACAGTAGAAAATCCAGCAAAGTGCTATGACCCTGACGAGGTAAAAGAGGATGCTGCTAAAAAGGAAAGCGAGGTGTATAATGGCTAATGCAAAAGCATCTACAACCGGACAGATTACCGTTGTGAGCAATGGTACTACTTTTTACACCGTTATACAATGTCAGTTAGGTGACTTGTATCAAACATATCTTGGAGATGCTGATGCACCTACCAATATTGCTCCTGACTTCGAAGCCAGTGGAGTAACCAAGCCAGTATTAGTTTTTCTTGCCTACTCTTCCGAGGTTGGCAGTGGAAATGGACTCGCATCCATAGAAAATGCTAACATGCACTGGTTTATTGGTACTACTGAAATCCTGTTCGATTCGCAGGGAGTATCGAAAAATACCTTCGGTGGGGAAACTGGTCATTTCACAAAGACAACGCAGCAGATTGGTGACGCTGAAAGTGGCTATGTCAAAGTTCAGGCTTTACAAGTAAATAAAAACCTTGTAAAGGTGAACGGGTGCAACTCCTTCCTTATTAGAGGTGAGGCAGATGTTTCTGTTGTAAACTCTTCTGTTAAACTATCTAGCGCGTATCAGGTGTCAATTACCCTTGGAACAGAAAACACCAAGAAGGTAACGATTGTTGCAGGTGATACTAATTATTTCACCATTCGCACAAAGAGCGGAACTTGCAAACTTCGGGCACAGGTTGATAACAAATCTGCCGCAGGTCTTGGATATACATTCAAATGGTATATTGAAGAGGGTGGAGCATGGAGCCTACAGACTGAGACTTCTGATGTTTTTACAATATTAGAGTCACAGGTAAATTCGTCTGCCTTGGTTAAGGTGGAAGTATACAAGAATGACGACTTATATGGGCAGGACGTACAGACCGTGAATGACGCTTCCGACCCTTACAATATTCATGCAAACCCTTGTGATGAAAATGGATTCCCTACAGTGGAACAATTTACCAGAGGAGATGGAAAGACTATCTACTATAAGCCTATCCTCTGGTATAATGATAATGGTGTGCGTAACACCGTTAAAAATCAAAAGTTCAAGATGTGGATCTATGACAATGCCGGTGTTTCACTGCAAAAATTCGAAACTCCAGCCGAAACCTTTGAAGTTACTAGCGAAATGATTGTCGGCCATGGTGGAGCAACCTATATTATTCAAACATCAGATTAGCCAATGGGAAGTAATATCTTAGCAATAACAACAGGATCTATTGCAGAGATAGAGAAGGGAGCGAAGGGTGCAACAGAACGCCCTCGCTTTTGGGAAGACATCCCAGATGGCTCTGCAATCGAATCTGGAACAGGCGATGAGCAATGGATTGACATTGTTCTTTATGGGGATGAATTCTACCAGTGTGTCAGGTCTTTAATAAAGGGTAATGGCGTTGTACCAACGAACACAATATACTTCAAGCCTATTACAGACTATAAGCGGCTTGCAACTGGGTTATTCCTTGCACGTAAAGCGTATATCCACAACCTTGGTGTTGACGACATTCTCATTACAGACCAAGGAGAAGGAAAAGGCAATGTGCTTTTTAAGGCAGATAAGAACGGAATCGTGTGCAAGAGTGGAACTTTTGAAGGCATTACGGTAATGTGTAGCGGTACTTTCGAGGGTTCAGCTAAAGCAAATATGTTTTACGGTACAGTCAAAAAAGTAGCACCCGGTACTACTTACCAAATAGACCTGGTAAGTGAGCCGTATAATTTCTACTATGTGGAAAATCCGACTAATCGTACATTTATAATTTTGCCAAAAGCTGCAGATTACGAGGGTCTGGAGATTAATATCTTTACCAAATTGTCGTCGTCGAGTTCTTTAAGCTGTCGTACAATCGTTAAAGCACAGACCAATGACGATTTATATGTTAAGCAAAACACAGCCATCGTGCCAAGCAACATAGCGGTAGAAAAAATTAATGTTGAGTACACCAATTTCAAAAACGATAGCGTTACAACAACAGCAAATAGCTATATACGCTTTAAATGTATCGGCAGCGCATGGTATGCTATTAGCGGACAATTCACAGGTGAATAATTTAGTAATACATTTTAGATTATGGCAATACAAACAAAAAGAATGAGTGACTGGCTATCTCAGAACGGAGAAGCCGTCACTAACGTAAGCAAGGCAAGCATGCAGGCTTATCTTAATCAGAACCTTCGTCCTTTGCAGGATGGTGTATATATCGGTAAAATGCAGAATGACGGATGGGGTTCTCAGGCTGGAGACGAGAATGCAGTAATTGGTTCGTATAAAAGAATCGAACCATGGCAGACAACTGGTATCGGTATCTCGTCTGGTGATGCCGATGCAATCGTCATCCAGCATGGTGGCTACAGGCTGGGCATTGCTCTGACCGAACCATCGGATGCGATGAAATGGGGAAGCGTGCAGAATAGCAGTTCTGTCGGGTATCAGACATCGGGAGACTTGAATACCTTCGATGGATCAACACGTACTGCTGGCATCATGGCGAGCAGCTACTATAAGAACGATGACCCTGCAACGTATGGTGTTGCTTACTGCTGGAACTACATGACGAAACGTACTGAGGGCAGTAAGATTTGCCAGATTGGTAAGCATAACTGGTGGCTCCCGACCATGGGAGACCTTGCACTCATTCATCAGCACTTCGAGACTATCAATCTCGCCCTGCAGCGTATTAAGGATGCCGGAAAGCAGTCTGTATCACTCTTGCAGCGGACGCTTTACTGGTCGTGTGTTGAGAGTTCAGGCAACCGTGCGTGGATTCTGGGTTTCAGTTACGGCAGTCGGTACGGCGACGGTAAGGTAGACTATTCGCATCGGGTACGTCCGGTTACAGCATTTTAATCATTTTATCTCTTCACCCCTTTACCTCTTTCCGACCGTAGGTCGGGCAAGCAAGGTTGAGAGGTAGAGAATTACAAACACATAAATAATAACAATATCACGAATAATTAGTGGCAATAAGTCAAAACATCTATGGCATTAGCGAAGGATTTACAGATATATAAGGACACTTTTGAATTAGTTGATAAACTCACGGCTATGAAGGTTGGTTTTCCGAGAATGTATCGTTACGATTTAGGTGAGAAAATGACAAGCGTTGCTCTTGAACTTTTCGAGTACATTCAGCTAGCGAATATGTATGCGGATAACAGACATCAGTATATGATGGGGTTTCGTGTCAAATTCGAACTTCTCAAGACAATCCTTCGCCTTTGCTTCAAGAGAAAACTATTCTCAGAGAAGCAAGCGGCAGATATTTGTAGATTGACAACCATCATCGGTAGACAGGCTACAGCTTGGGGAAATTCTAAGAAAGGTTAGTCCTGCTTAGAAGAAAGCTAGAGTATTGCAGGTTAAGGCTTGTAGTAGAAATGTGATTCTTCATTTTGTAATGGTCTCGTTGCTGTCAAGTTGCATCATCATTTGTGCGATGAAGCGAAGCAGCTAAGATGTACAATAGAAAGCGAGAAATTAGCGGACGAATTACTGGTCGTGTGTTGAGAATTCAGGCAACAATGCGTGGAATCTGAATTTCAGTAACGGCAATCGGAACAACAACGGTAAGGTAGACAATTCGAATCGGGTACGTCCGGTTACAGCATTAATTAGTGGAATTAGAGAAACAATAGTAATGGTAAAGACAGAGGATATGATGACAGCATACTTTGACTGCCATAAGCATAAAGCATCATCGCCTGATGCGATAAGATTTGATATAAATCTTTTTGAAAATATCACGGATTTGGTTGAGCAGGTAAATTCTAGAACTTACGAACCTCTGCCATCCATTACCTTCGTTGTATCTCGACCTGTATACCGAGAGGTTTTTGCTGCTAATTTCCGTGATAGAGTTATTCATCATTATATTGCAATTCGTTTAGAAAATCTCTTTGAGAGTATTTTTAGTGACCGCACGTTTAACTGTAGGGTAGGAAAAGGACAACTTTATGGCGTAAAGCAGTTAGCTGCTGACATAAAAGAATGTTCTCAGAATTTCACAAAGCCGTGTTGGTATCTTAAATGTGATATGAAAGGGTTCTTTATGAGTATACCACGTAAAGCTCTTGCTGATAAAGTTGATGCGTTTATAACTGATAATTACAAGGGAGACGATATTGAAGATTTACGATATGTTTCAAGAATAACCATTATGAATGATCCAGCTAAGAATTGTATTAAACGTTCATCAGAAGAAGAAATGAAGAAGGTTCCACCCGGCAAAACTCTTAGAGGAGCGAAAGAAGGGCATGGACTTCCTATAGGTAATCTTACAAGTCAGCACGATGCAAATTTCTGGCTAAGCGATTTCGACTGGATGATAGAACTGTTTCTGCATATTTATTGGCATGGCCGATACGTAGATGACTTCTTTCTAATACATCAGAGTAGACAGGTATTAATCGCCTCGATACCCAAGTTGAGGTCATATCTATCTAATATTGGTGTAACGCTTCATCCCAGGAAGATAGAACTGCAGTCTGTATACAAAGGCATCAAATTTACCGGAATGGTAGTAAAACGTGATAGAATATATGTAAGTAATCGAATGGTTAGTAATTTCGAACAGCTCATTCATCATATGAATACTTTGCCAGAAAATTGTACCATTGAGGATTTACTGCATTATGTATGTTCCATAAACAGTTATCTTGGGTTAATGAAACATTGTAATAGCTACGACATAAGAAAACGAATCATACTAAAAATGGATTTGCGTTTTTACAAGTATTTGTATATAGAAGGTCATTATGATTGTGTTCGCATCAAATATAAATACAAGAGAGATGTAATCAATCGGAAGAAACTAAAGAAGAAAAATAACAGAGATTTCGAGTTTTTAATGGATAATTACTATGATTCACAATACAAAGCAAGTAAAGGTACTGAACAGAATACCCACAGAGAATGAAATCAATCTTATTCTTGACCAGCATAAAGAAGTTGAAATTTACATGAGAGGGAATGACATAATAGAGGAGATAACTCCTATCTAGTAAGCATTTGCTACAAGCCTTCTTTGGGTATATGCGTAGAAATGGTCCTTACAGATTGTTACTTTAGCAAAATTTAACTATAAAAATATTGCTCAAAATAAATATTTTTGTGCAGAATAGTTTATTTTTGCAGAGCTTTCCTTATTATTAAGAATGAGGAACTAAGAACAAATAATAAATCCGAAAACAAAAGGAGAAGAATTTATGACTAAAGAGGAAGAAAATGAAGTCCATCGGTTAGTTCAATCAGTCGGTGTTGTACAGTTGTCAAGAGTAATGTTTAAGGACATGGACGTTAGCGAAATGATAAACGTCATTATCCTTGCAGGTAGAGGATACAGCATAAAGCTACTCACTTGGTTTAAGTATTATTGTGAAGTGATGCCTCTGTTTATCATGATTTTTCATATTGCATGCATGGTAACATTTGCGTCTCATGAAAAAGAAATGTGCGTATGGTTTAAGGAGAATTGGGTATCGGCAGCATTTATCTATTTTTCCGTTTACATCCATCCGCTTGTGCTTATAATTGCGAGCAGATTCTTTTGGCTCTGCTACAGATGGCGTATTCCGATGATCATCTACCTATTTGGGATAAATGCTATTCATATCGTATACTGGAATGTTTTTACCACCAACGAAATGGTGGAAGCTAATGTTGTAATACTTGTAATGACCATTATTTTTTATATATATGGTTTTACCGATAAGTATTTCTCAGGCAAGGGCTGTCAAAGTTTAATCTCTAGATTATAATGATATGGGAAAGTTATTTGGTTATCACACCTTGGGAGTGTTATTAAAATCGTTATCGGATTCTTGTTTTCGAGCAGACGAGCAAGAGAAGAGAGGGGAGAAGGTAACTGCTTGCGGAATGAGTAGCGATGAGATAGAAGACCTTTGTGAGAACTATCTGCCGTATGCTCTCAACCCAATGATGACTGCCGGGCAGGTGAAGAAGGAGGCGCATATCAGCGAATCTACCCTCAGAAGGGCTATCGCTGATGGGGAGCTGGTAAGCGTTGGGAACGCTGGGGACCATTCTCATTTCTTCAAGAAATGGGACGTTAAGGAGTTTATCAAGAAAAGACTGAAAAGAAACAAGAACTAAGCCCTATCGCAACACGGATAAGCGATATGAATATGGTAACATTTTTATTTGTAGAGTGTGCTATCATTATAATGTTGAGCGTTTCGTTTAATATCTTTGTTTGGTGGACAGGAGATTATAAACGCAAGAAGTGGTTGTTTGCGTGGCTAACATTTATCAATGTGATAGCGATTGCTGGAACCATCATCACTTATTTTATGGGTAAATAACAGAATAATGAAGAGAAGCTGATGAGGCTTCTCTTTTTTGACATGGGTCTATGTCACCTTAAATCATTGGAAATCAGCCACTAAAAGAATGTTTGATAGAGTTATGAAACATGTAGATATTTTGGGATAACTTTGCTGCCGTAATCGATTACATGTGTGAATAAACAAAATGTACAACTTTTATTACTTTAGGAATTATGGCAGAAGAAGTAATTAAGACAACCTCTTGTTGCAACGATGCAATGATGGGTGGTTTGCTTGGAGCGATGGCAAATCGTGACAACAATCCTTTGGCAATGGCGGCTATGATGCGTAACCGTGACGATGATGATATGTGGAACAATCCGTTCGCCTACATGATGATGATGGGCATGATGCGCTATATGTATGGTGCAGACTGGAACAATCGTGACAATGGCGCAGACGTGCAGCGTGCGGAGATTCAGGGTCAAATCGAGAGTTTGCGCAACCAGATGGCAGACAACCAGAATAGCAACTTGCTGATGGGTGCCATCCAGGGTAATGGTAACGACCTTAAGATGTTGGCAAGCAATCTGAACTGTGACTTCAACGCCTTGCAGAACTCTATCTGTGGCATCCAGGCAGGCATCCAGCAGCTTGGTGGTCAGGTAGGATACTCGGCAGAGCGAGTAATCAACGCTATCTCGCAGGGTAACTTGCAGATGACAATTGCGCTTAAGGATTGCTGCTGCCAGACGCAGCAGAACATTATCCGTATGGGTTATGAGAACCAGATGGGCCAGAAGGACATCGTTAACCAGATGCAGCAGGGCTTTAGCTATACCAACACTGGTATAGAAAGAGCTGCTTCGAATCTCGGTTTCCAGATGCAGCAAGACAAGTGTGACGTCATCCGAGCAGGTGAGAACAACACCCAGCGCATCATCGACACCTTGACAGGGCATTGGAGCCAGGAGCAAGCCAACGAGATTCAGGACTTGAAGTTCAAGAACTCACAGCTGCAGCAGAACATCTACTTTGCCAATCTGATGAATGGCGGTTGCGGATGTGGCGCCGGTGTATCAGGTGGCTATCAGTAAAAAAGTAAAGAATGAAACAGAAGCGTAGTGGTATGAACAAGATTTCTCCAGTGGGTTTGGCTACTACAGCATTGGTAGCCAACCAAGTTTCAGTCTTAGCTACTTACAATGAGAAGCTTTGCAGACCTTATTGCGTGAACGGCAACGTGCAGCCACAGGCTAGCATAACTTACAGTTATGATCAGCCTATCCTTAACGGTACAACGGTGTTTGTGCCTATCGTGGCAACTATCTCCATCATTACGCCTGTAACAGGCAACAAAAACATGATGAGAGCACAGCCGTTGATTTACACGGAAAGATGGGTAGCAGCCTTCCAAGGGCAGACAGCTCTGCCAACGGCTGTGACCATCACCAGTGTAGGCAGAACGCAAAAGGCTAACGATGTGGTATGCGGAAAGGCTAGAGGCCTGAGCATATTTGACAGTCTAACCGTAGCATTGACTACTGCTTAGTATCATTATAGGGGGAAGGGATGGATGGTTTGTTAGCCATCGTTTCCCCCGCATTATCCATTTAAAAAGATACGATTATGATATTTAAAGATTTAAAGGCAGGTTTCCCGGTCTTTTTGTTTGACCGGGCGACTAGAAAATTCAAGCAGGGTAAAGTGATGAATACTCCAAGCCCTGATATTAGTGGTAGCAAACCCAACATGATGCCACAGATGCCTGGCATGCCAAATTTTGGCACCATGAACGTGAAGGTGAATGTTCAGACGGAAGACGGAAAGCAGTCAACCTATTCGGTAGTTGATACTGAGCAAACAGCATACAGTGACACCCTTGTAATTTCCTGTAGCAAGGAGAGTATCATCAACGAGGTGAACGCCTTGAAGAATCAAGCAAATGACATCATCAATAAGATGCCGGACTTCGAGCAGACCGTAAAGGACTGTGATCAACTTCTCTCAGAGTTGGACACATCATTTCGTGACCAGCAGAGAACTAACCAGCGGCTCGACAACATGGAATGCAAGCTGGACGAAATTTTCAAATTTGTCAAATCACAAAAACAAGATTGATATGAACTTAGTAGAACTTATCACAAAATATCAGAGTGACGCAACACCGGAGCAGATGGTGAAGGTAACCAAGATCATCGGCAAGTTTGTGGCCATGCACGCAGAGGAAAATGACCTCCTGAAACTGTATAAGGAGATTTATGGGGTTGTGGGTAACGGCCACTTCAACGACTTCTTTGCTGAGGCTCAGATTAAGAAGATGGTGTTTGAGGATGACAAGGATGTAGAGCATCGTGCTCCTTACTATACCGCAGCCAAGACTCAGGAGATCTATGAGACGGTGAAGGACGAGATACGGCCATATAATCAATGGGATTTTGCCGTGGTACTCAATATGATCTACTCGGACAACTATAATCTGATGAAGAAATGGTTTCCGGAGGACAGCGAGGAGCAGATGATGGACAAGATGGTGGACCTTGCCGTGAACTGGCTGAGGGATGATGATAACCCTTATGGGCATTGTAAGGCTTGGGGGTACTTCAATCACTAAATTATTTCCATAATGACCTAAGATATATAAAAGAAAACTATCAGAAGAAGAGAATGCAGGCGGAAAATGGGCTTGTGTTCTCTTTTTTCGTATGAAGTTGCGCAACTTATCACAGATAACTGGGAATGATGGCTTATATTTGCATCGTTTCCATAACGGAGTGGGGACGGAAAAATGAAAAAGAAAATGAATGATATTCGAGGTTACTTAATTGGGACGATATGGACTTTTCTGAGTCTGCTGGTTCCCATCAGGGATTTTATGATTGCCATGATGGTATTATTTGGGCTGAACCTGGTGTTCGGCATCGTGGCTGCAGTGTTTAACGGTGAAGAATGGAGCTGGAAGAAATTCGGAATGTTCTTTGTCTGTTGTGCGGTGTTCTTTGTGACGGTGGCTGCATTGTTTATTATCGGTCACTTTCTTCACTCGGACACAGAGGCCTTGTTTTGCGTGAAGTGGGTGTGTATAGCTGCAACCTATCTGTTCACGACCAACATATTGAAGAACCTGAGACGGATGCTAGTGCCTGATACGCCATTTTATAAACTTGTGGAATATGCTTATTATGCGCTTACACTTGGATTTGTGGAGAAGTTTCCGATGTTTAAGAAGTATCAAGAATATAAAAACAATAAAGAAAATGGAAATGAAGGAAATCAGATTAGAGCAGTTGCTGATGGCAATGCCTAACGCAGGGAAGAGGGCAGAGAAGTTTCTGCCATACCTGAACCGATTTGCCGAGGAGTTTGAAATAAACACGCCTTTGAGATGGGCGCACTACTTGGCTCAAATTGCACATGAAAGTGGTGAACTGAGATATACCAAGGAGATTGCCAGCGGAAAGGCGTATGAGGGAAGAAAAGACCTTGGTAACACCCATAAGGGTGATGGTGTAAGGTATAAGGGGCGTGGACTGATACAGATAACAGGGCGAGCCAACTACAGAAAGTATGCCGGATATTGTGGCTATGATGTAGTGAAGAAGCCCGACCTCTTGGAGCAGCCTCTTGGTGCCACACGTTCCTCAATGTGGATATTCGATACTTTCGGATGCAATGAATTGGCTGACGAGGATAATCTTAAAGCAATCAGACGGAAAATTAACGGTGGCTACAATGGTCTGGACGAATGCGAGGAGTATTTGAAAAGATTAAAGCGAGCACTCAATTTCTCATAGCTTATGAAATCGAAACATTTAATTATCTACCTGTTCGTTTGGATAGCGTATTTCTCAATGTTGTTTCTGACGAGTTGTAAGACGAAGACTGTGACGCAGGAACATTATATTACGGACCAAACAAAGAACAAAAGTTTGGATGCCTCCTGGCAGGAGCGATTTATCTCTGCTTTTGAGCAGATGGCAAATAGCAGGAGCCAGGAGCACGAAACATCTGTCAAGGAAACTACCCATACAAAGGATAGTACTTCAACCACTGTAGACCAGAATGGAAAGCCTATCAAGACAGAGTCATGGCACTCTGTTGTGACCAACAGGAACACAAAAGAGGTGCTGAGGTTAAAGGATTCCATTAACATCATATCTAAGAAGGTAGATAAATATCAACATCTTGTGGTTCAAAAAGATTCGCTTATTCGGTTGAAGCAAGACTCTATCAATATCATGAGGCGAGAACTGACCAAGAATGAGCAGCGACTTGTGACTATAGGGAAGGTAAGTCTTGGCGCGTTAGTAGGTATCATCATAGCCATCACAACAGGTATTCTTGTTTGGTTATGGCATCGTAGAAAAAATGTTATCAAGTATGAAGACAATAACAATTAAAATCATCAAGAAAAGCGTGATGGGCGTGGTAGAAGGACTTACTGCCACCATTGCGCAGCATAACCCAGATGTGGACTTCCAAAGCGTATGGGCCAGTGATGCAGAAGAGGCTAAACTGGATATATACTACAGGGAGGCGATAACCGACCTAGAGAATTTTCTTGCAAGGTTTTCTTCTTCGACAACACAGAAGTTTGATTTGCAGGCTCTGGCGGATGATTTCTCAATCACTATAGTGACACTTGCAGCTTGGCCACCAAGGTTAAGTGGTGTGCTGAGCAATCAGATTCAGAACTACCTGGTGCATGCCATTATTGCCGGATGGCTGAGTGATTTTCCGGATATGGCTCATACAGACTATGCTAGTATGGGAGCGAGTGACCTTGACGCCATTAAAGAGATTTTGTTAAAGAAAGACTTTAACTTTGCTGAGGCTGAAAGAAAAGCCGATGATACAACGAAAGAAGTCTCTTCTGCCAGTGATACTTCATCTAGAGCGGTAGACGGTGACGAGAAGGCTGGTTCTTCTCCTATGGCTTCGGCAAGAAGTGGGGATGAGATAGGTAAGCAGGAGAATGCGCAGGCAACTTCCGGGCGGTCTGTAGATACTGATGAAAAAGAGAATGGCGAACTTGCTGTTCAAAGTCGCAGTATAGATGCTGATGCTAAAAGTAAGAATGAACTGGATGCTGAGGCTCGAAATGTGGACGAAGTAGATAAGGATGGCCAGAGTGGGCCGAAAGGGTCTGAGCGTAATCAGGACTTCGTTTCGCAGCATTTTCATCAGGATCGTGTAGACTGGAGCGGAGGCAGGCCGCCTTATGAACTGAGGTAGATTTATTAATCATCTAAATATTTCGAAATATGGATAGTAAATTAGTTACACTGAACTTTAGCATGGAGCAGGCATGCAATGACATACTTGCCAGATGCTATGTATTGAGCCAGGGACTGGTGGATGATGCCCAGAAGGACATCAGAGCCACTATCGAAAGCCCTGACAGTAAAGAGACTCGCAGTATTATTAATCGTGCCGTAACGGAAGCCATCGGTAATATCAAGGTTGCAGCTCAGCGTTATCTGACCTCAGGTAGAGTGGAGGATAACAACAATCTTGAGCGACTTGTTAAGGGTACAAGAAAGTATGTGTATACCGATAACAAGAACGGAACTTGGACGGAGGTAGTGACCACAAGCATCATCGGCCAGGAAGATGAGGAAGTGACTTCTACCGTAACTAAGGCTGGTAATGATCGGGAGGAAAGTATCTATGAGACTGTTACCCTGAAACTGGAGATTCCGAACTGGAACGTGGCTGTGACGGATGCGCTTAAGAGCAATATGCACCGGTATATCGTTGACTATACGATGAGCCAATTTTTGCAGGATCAGTATGCAGACAAGGCTGGACAGTATGGGAATAGTGCTACAGCAGACTTCAATAATATTAAGAGCAACCTGCTGAGCCGGGATAACTATACTTTGAGACGGCCTAGCTTTACCTAAGAGGCTATTGGGGACAGGCGATAGAATCGCCTGGAACGGTGGCTTTACTTAATGAAACTTTTTTTCTTCTTTCGTTTTAGGTGTGTTTATGGAAAGAGCCTTCGCTTCGGGATTACTCCTGATTTGCGAAGGCTCTTGTTTTTTACATGGCTTAGAATGCCATGGAACGGTGGTTTTTCTGCTAGAACTTGCTAAAACGCCTGATGATTTCGAGGCGCGTAGCAAAGTATTGATTCATGGATTTCATCTTCAGGTATAGGGCGATTCGGAAGAAACGATAGCTGTGGGTAGCCATGTAGCTGGACTTCATACCGCCCAAGCGACCGATGTAATGCCAATTCTGATTATCATTGCTACCATATAACCACATGACTGGTATGCTGCCAGACGTGAGGGAATGGATATAGCCTGTAATGGAATCAGGTACGTTATCTTCGTCAAACTTCAAGGTACGAGTAACTATGATACCATGATACTCTGTTGTATCTTCGTAATCGTAACCCTTATCGAGCACCATCACGCTGCCATCCCTATATTGTATGTAGGGGTGTGGGTAGGAATTGATTGCTGTGAGCACGTTCTGTATAAGGAAAGTGCTCCAGGCATTATCCTTGATAGAATAGCAGAGTGCCACCGTATCAGCCGTAGAGGTCTTACTTGTCTGTGTAACATCCAGGCAGAAGATGCGAGAGTTTTTGTAGTCGTAGATGACCTGACAACGCTGGAAGAACTCTATTGGCGAAGAGGTGAAATTTATGAGCTGGCGCATCTGAGCCTTGGTAGTCTTGACGGATTCGCTATCCCCTTCTGCATCAACGAAGAAGTTGAGGAACTTACCTAGGCTACCGGAAATATTGAAGCCAGGACCATCTAAGACATCGGACATGGAAACCACCTGTGACTCTGCTATGCGACTGATTGAGCGGTTGGTTGCGAAAAGCACGGACTGATCTAGCTGTGTGATAGACTTCGGATTGCTGCAAACCTCACGACTAATCGGGTGGATGCTGCTATAGGTGCCTTTGGAAGAGACTTCCATAGCCCAAATACCATCGGTAGAGAATGCCATTAATGGATACTGACCGAACTGTCCCTGAGAGAGCGCACGCGTGGTGGAGGCTATTCCCTGTATGGTTCCGATACCTACGGTATTGATTCCGTTTAATGGGAAATAGAAGGCATTATCGGACTCGGAGGTGTAAATCTTATTGGATAGTTCCACGACATCATCAACTGCATAATCAAACGAATCGACCTTATATTGCTCGAAATTGTCGGTTAAAAAAATGTCGGTGAAATCTCCCATGTGCATGGCTCCATTCAGTTCTTCGCATTGTTCCAGAGGGAAGACGAAGATGGCATCATTATCAGAATAATCCTTACAGAAGATAGCCATTTTATCAGCTCTGGAATCCGGGTAGAACTTGACAAGGTTGCCGATCATGAAGCCATCAATATCCTGACGAGAGAAGAATTTGTCGCTACTTTCAACATATTTCGTTCCGGAAGTGGTGTTGAGGCTAACTACAATTTTCTGAATTTTGTACCTTAATCCCTGGTAATTCGTACTATCATCGTATTTAAGGCTGTACTGACCTGGTAGCATAACATAGCCGCTGAATCCTTGAAACAGTTTCTCTTTCATGCCGTACAGATTGAGGCGGTGGTTATAGACATAGCCACCTTGTGCGAAGAGCGAGTTATGAGTTTTGTAGTCATCCTTCATCTGTTCCTGTAATGATACCTGATAGACAGCATTCTTGTCAACAGGTAATTTCTTCGCTGAGCAAATTGCTAAATCTGATAGTTTCAACGAACAGACCTTGTAGAAAGCAGAGGTGTTCTTTAATTTGTTACGATAGGCATCTGGACTAAGTGAAGGGAAATCTACAGAAGCGCCTCCAATATATTGTTTACCTTCATCAGAAGTGAGAGATGTTTCAAAAGTGAGTGATAGTAAACCTTTTCCTAGCATGAAATTTCTTCTATTATACCTGATACTTGAAATTTGCTTAGATGTGTCAACGTTAGAAATAGGAGGCGTAATGAATATATCTACCGATTTGATGACATCCTTCCATTCTTCAAGTTCTTCACGTTTTGCATCCAGTATAGTATAGTTTAAATCTACATTTCGTGGATAATAGATAAATGCTGCCTTTGTGATATGTACACTGAATTTGTTATTATTTCCATCTATGCGCTGAAGGGTAAAATCATCATTGGTATCGACGACATTATTAGTAAAACTTGATAAAGCGTTAGCCGACAGCACCATATAACTATCAGGAATTTGCACTGGTATAAATACAGGTGAAGAGTGCATAATCATGGAACCATCAAACATTCTATAGCAATATCTAACAAAGAAATTTGCATAGAAACGTCCATTACGAGCAATAAGATTGTTTGTTCGATTGACAAGTGCATAGATGCTCTGTGTAAGATCGGACTGCTTGTCTTCTTTAATTGTAAGACATTCAAATTCTGTGATAAAAAGATCTATTATGTTCGTGGGTATTTTTACCTTATCAAAAACGTCATTGCAGGAGTATGTGGTTTGCTGGAATGCATTCCGAAAACCTTTTACACTTCCCTCTGTTTCTATTCCACCATTACTGTAGTTCTCTGGATAATCATCGGAAATAGAAAAGGCGATTTCTACGAATGGAGGCTTCTGTGACAGATATTTATAGCCACCATCCACCCATAAAGCATAGTGAATACCATCTGTAGCTACAATGATAAGCGTATTGCCTATGGAATTGACGGAAAGAACCGATGCTTCGTAGTCGAAAGACTTGATAGGGGTTGTTGAACCTAGAGATCCATCCTGAAGGAACCAGTAGATGGCTGATGAGGCTATGGCTATGAGGTGACGGTAATTGCCAGTTTCATGCACATAAAGAATCTTAGCCACTACACCATTAATGGTGAGTGGCTGAGAGAGGGGTGTTCCTGTGACAATAGAAGGGCGCAATGCGCCATCATGCAGCTCTAGATTGCCGCAGAGGGATAGCGCACCGTTTTCTACTGCCATTTCATCAGGAGTGAGGCTGAGGCCTTTGTATCTAATTGATTGTTGCATATTTCTTAATGTTTAATATTTTACTATCGGCAATGCTCGCTGTCGGCCCTGTTGACGATAGCCAAAGCTGGACAACTGACGCCATCTACATCGAGATTTATAGTTTCATTTGCCGTAACCAGTTCTATCTGCTTAGTACCAGTCGGGATATTCGGTATATAGCTAAGCAAGAAACTGACGGTAGAAACATTACTGGCATGGAGTTGCCCCTTACGGCCAGACAGTTTGATGCATACTACTTCTTTAGCTTCTATATCCGGTGTAGACTTGATTACATACATCTGCTTACTTGGCGTATAGAAACAGAAACAAATCTTATCACCCGGATGGAGATCCAGCAGTTTGCAAGGACTAGACCTTAGAGTGATACGCCCAGAGATATTAAGGGCAAGTCCTCGCTTTTGAACGCGAGGACGATTGAGAATAATGACATCATTTGTTTGCTTCATGATCTGTAGGTTTGTGGAGCCAGAAACGGAAATAATCGTTTTCGGCATCCTGGTTGCGTACTTTTACATATTCTCTGGTAACATAGAAATGCTTCTTGCTGAGAGTAGGGTTGAGGCCGTAATCGTTCAGCATCATAGCTGGCTCTACTCTGCCATCGAAGGAAATCTCATACCAGTAGCGGTGGAGAAAGAACCATGGACGAAGACGAACCTCCTGAATGGTGGTGTAATTACTCTTGTCTGCCCGGCATGGAACGATGCTCCAGCTACCATCCTGCCAATGCTCTGTGGTCACTTCTCCACCTGGAGCCATTTCATGTATCTTGATGATGGACTTCTGAATCTTAACGAGAAGGCAAACATCAGCCGTGAAAACTTTAGCCATCTTGCCATGGCAGAGCATGACGAAGCGGCCTTTCTTATCAGGAAGTAGGCTACGTTGTTTGCCCGGCTTATTGATGACACAGACGGTGGAGAGGAACTTATGTCGAGCCATTGAGAGAAAATCGGGCAGTTTCGCCTTTGCGTGCATGCGGTCGATGACCTTCTGAACCTTTTTGAAGTTTTTCTCTGCCTGAGTCTCATGAATCGTGACTGGAGATTGAGGCAACTGATTTTTTTCCTCACGTATCTTCTTGACGTTTTCACGAACCTGTTTCTTAGTAGGGACTTCAAGAAGATGACCGGTTTTCTTATCGAGTCTGTATCTTGTTTTTTGCTTTTCCATAAAGAGTAGTCTTTAAATGTTGCCAGAGTTGAGGCAGATGATTTCGAAATGATGATTCTCGCAGATGTCGTTGCCGTTGGCCATACGATGATTGAAGGAGCATGGAATATGCTTGTTGTACAGATCACACTGGAAGCAATGTTCTGGCACTTCTTCCTGTTCTTTGCTGTCTCCATTATCAGTTACAGGCATCTTACTTGGTACTGCCCTGACAACACGACCAAAGTGGTCATAAAGTTGACCGGGAACGATACAGGTTGCCTCACGGAGGGATGGGAGATTGTAACCCATCTGGCGGATAAACCAGAGGCGTAGGTAAATAATAAAACGTTTCAACTTTTTCATATAGATTGATGTTATATATTAATAATGTGGGTAAAGGTACGAGAAAAATGAGGATAAAAAGTGATAACTTGCGCAACTTCGGCCATGGTAGACCGAAATGCGCAAGATTACTACTTATTTTTCGGACTTCTCATCTTTTTTCTCGCTAGAAGTGGATTTATGCTCGAAAACATCCATGATCTTAGTCTCGGACAGACTCTTGACCTCGTAATCTATCATGGTTTTACCCATCACCTCGTCAATATAGCGGCGAGCACGTTCTAGACTCTTTGCCTGTACGAGATAGGTAACGTAGGAACGTTTCTCCTTTTCACTCTTCTCATCAATGGTGATGAAGGCAAGACGAGCCTTGAACCAGAGATCATCATCGCAGATGTCTGAGAAGAAGATTTCCCCATAGGCAGCTCTGTTGATATTAGCTACCTTCAGTTCGCCAGATACATAGACACTCATTTCGTCAATAATTTTGGCTTCTGCCTCGGTGAAAGAGAGGGCATCTACAGTGTAGAGTTCCGTTGCTATTTTCTCGGAACCGTCTTCTTGTGTCTTTTGGTATCTCACTTTGCACTCGAACCAGGTAGAGGAGCGAGAACGGAGAGATTGAAAATTACCTGTGCCGATGATTTTTTCTGTTGCTTTGTTTACTTTGACTGCAACATTTTGTGCAGACTCTTCTTTCTTTTCTGATTTTTTCATAATTCTTTGTTTTTTATTTGTTATACAATATTTTATTGATTTCTTCGTCTGAGAGAGGTTTTCCATCCTTGCCGATATACTTTTTCATCCTGAAGATCATTGTACCGGGTGTGGGATGTCGTAAGTAATCATTAAACATCACATTCGCCAGTTCTTCATCTGTTGACTGGAAGAGGCTATGAGGAGGGCATTTGTATGGACGCTCCATGACGTGGTACTGAATGGTGTAGCCTTGTTTGCGAAAGTCTTCTTCCTGAAAATGGATGAGTTGCTTATCAATCTTTGCTTCCTTCTCCTTGATGGTGTTAAAGAGAGTCTTCACCAGTTCTTTGTCAGGCTCAGGCTTCTTCTTCTCAGAGAAATACTGCTTAGTTGCCACCCGAAGTTCAGCTACTAGGATAAAGAAGTTCCCATTGTCAGTTTGCGGTACGTTTTTTGGTTCAACCTTCATGATGGTTTCGTCAACTCGCTTTTCCAGTTCAATGGATTGGCGTAGGACGCCTTTATCTCTGCGTGCCCAATACTGCTTTTCTAATGTTCGCATAGAAGCTACTAGCTTACGAAATGCGAGGGCTGCCTGTTCACTCATATTACTTGATGCCTAATGTTTTCTTTATCTTATTGATGCGCTCCTGTTCTTTAGGGAGGAGTTTGCCATGTTCGTCTATCCGGCAGAGGAGCCTGAGATTTGGCTTAATGGTAATCCACTTGTGAAGACCATCGTGCTCACGCTTTATCTGCCGTAGTTGGGCTTCTTGCAGTCTTTCGTGCAAATGCTGCTCATGACGAAGTTTACTGATTTCGTTCTGTATTCTGTCCATTGGCATATTCTTCTTCTGATGGGCATTTTATGTATAATGAATCCCATTGGTCTCTACCTACAAATTCAAGTGCTTTATCTACATCTTCAACACAAACAAAATCTAAGTCCATTTTGTTTGGCATATTGCTAATAAATGTATAGCCTCTAGCACATGATTGCATGTATTCCTTAAAATGCTTCTTCTCTTCCTTAGAGAGGTAGGAAGGACGACTGACAAGTTGCTCCTCAAAGAACTCAAATGCTTTCGCATTATCATCATTAATTTTCTTTGCGCTTGATTTGAATGCACGAATAGCTTCATCCATTTTCATTGAAGACTTATCTTTCTTCAAATTGAAATCTGCAAATTCTACCTTGAGCATTGATAGAGCTTCTTCCGTATCTTTCAAACGAGAAATTTTTTTGTTGATAGCATCGGAAGCAGAAGCTAATACCTCTAGAGATCTTTCTAGATTGGCATCATTTTTCTTGATAGCCTCTCTGTATGAGATAAGTTCATCACGCTGCTCTTGAATAATTCGACTTAAACGCTTGTTTCTGTCATCGAAGCGAACTTTGAAGTTCTTGTCTCTTAGCGTGCAAGAAATGATGCCTAGCGTGATAATAAAGACCACGCTGAGGCAGATAATTAATGTTATTGTTACTTCCATAATTGTATTTTTTTTATTGTTCTCACTTATTTCTTGTCTGGAAAATCCTCCAACAAATTAATACGAGTTTTTAAAATATCGTAGTAATGTCTCATTGCATGATATTGAGAAATAATGAATGCTGTCTGAACAGTTCCGCATTTTTCAACGACCTTGTCGTAATCATTCTTATTCATGAAAGCCTCGAGTTTATTAAAACGTTCTTTCAACTCCTTGAGCTCAATAATGAGACGGTCCTTAAAGTCTTCTGCTACCTGGTATGACTTTTCGAACACATCCTTAGGGGACCATGAATCGTAGGTACTGCCATCTGGGTTAGTGTACTGGACGTGATAGCCAGATCTCCACTCATGATTATCCTCGTTTTTACGAGCAAAACCTTTAGTCACTGCGGTTGCTTCATCCATAGGTGCAGCCATAACCTCTTTTGTACCGATGTACTTTTTCAATTTTGTTGTTTCCATAATTGTATTTTTTATTGTTCACACTTTTGAATTATCTGTGCTAGAATACTTTCAACGCCCTTTGGCTTGAAGAAGCGATTGGCATTGAGGAGAGACAGAGCTTCTTTTGCATTCTTGTTGATCAATGGCAAACGACCTGCTTGATTCTTATAACTTTTATAATCCGCTTCTAATTGTCGCTTATACGCCTTGCCTTTGTCTAGATAGGCTGCTTCAAGTGCTTCTTCCTTCTCCTTATATTCAGAAATGAGAGCTGCTTCTTTTTTGGCATACTTATCATTGAGAGACTTTTCTTTGTCTTCCAACTTTTTCTCTTTTTCTTTATATTTCTGAACAGAGGATTCGTAACTTTCGCGTGAATCGTCTCGCTGCTTGATGCTACGGTTTATCTCGTCCTTCATTTTGTCTTCAACCTTCAAGCGCACATCTTCAAAGCCAAGGTAAGACTCAGAGGTCTCAACAGTGCGTCTTGGCTTATCATCTTGTGAATACAAAGGGTCTTTGTCAATGCCACACAATCTACGATATGGTTCACTGAATGTCTCGTACTCTATTTGCACTTCCTTGCGGATGATAACTCTGGAACCGTCTTTGAGGGAAGTAATGGTTTTATCCTTCTCTTTTACGGCCTCTTCTAATTCCTTTACTCGATTCTTCAAGGTTTCGAACTCTGAATAATCTACATTTACTACAGCCATAATTGTTATGATTTAAATTTAATTGTTTAATAATTCTGCATTATCTATTGGGATGTCGTACCATGGAAGGGAATAACCTTTATCTTTCATTCCTTCTGGCAATATACAGCGATAATATTGACCATGGAAATTCAACCATACATCACTCACCTCCAAAATCGTACCTGCTGGAAGCTCTGGTTTCGGCTTAAACCATGGGCGTGGATATTTGGTCGTTTCGTGAACATCCTGAGCGCACTTCGTTGGTTTGATTATTTTTATCTTCATTACTTTTTCTTTGTTTTACGTTTGGTGTAATTAATGTTTTCTATCTGATTTTCGAAGAATGCGATACGTCTATTTAATCTTCGGAGGATGGCACTTCTGATGTAGCGGATTGCTTCTGCATCGAGATACTTGGTGATGTCTTCGTTTCCATCACTGCTTATTCCCTGGAGGGATATATCCAGCTTTACAGGGCTTATTAGTATAGACATTTCGTTTGATGCATCAACTTCTTCTACAAGATCTCTGATTATGGTAAGCTCTTCGATGGAATTGAAGTATTTGCCTACGGAGTCGATGGTGTTACGCATTTCTTCATATTCTTCCTTTGTCATACGCTTATACCTCCATTTCGTGATTAATGTTCAAGCCAAAGAGAAGATGTTGGAGTTCATGCACGTAACACAAACATGATAGAGTATTACATACCGTCACACCATCTATTGTAAAATTCCATTTGTCATTAATAGACCATAATGCAAATCTTGGATATTTCTTATTCTTGAAGCTATGCCCAAGACTTTCTTTTGTTGGTTCCCACCCATTCTTCTCTAGAATCTCTGGAGTAATAGGAATAGGAACAATATCCTTCACCCATGCACCACTGTCAGCAAATAGGAATCCGTCATCTTTAATGGTTTTTCCTTTTAAGTTGGAAAGAGTGACGGAACCTTTCAGTTCAGTGAATGCATTTTCATCTTTCACTTTTGCATATTTATCAGCATTACTTTCTGTGACCTGGTAAACAATGCCCTTTTTGGTTCCGATAGGAATGCCGTTGGTCATCACCAAATCACCTGGTATATAAATAGTCTTTTCCATATTCTTGCTTTGATATTTTACATATTTTTTATGGGACCAGCGATAGAATCGCTGGGAACGGTGGCTTTTATTCCCTTAATTGTTTGTCTATTGCTTCCTGGGCTAGGATTTGCTGCCAGTTGGCTTCATGATAATTTCTTGCCTCCTGTTTTTCAGAGAGCTGCGGATCGTAGCCACCGAAACAATAGGCATCCCATTTCTCATACTCCTTCATCGTATGTGGAGGCTTGGAGCCAGGAGTGGCTGGAATGTAATCCCTAGCGAACTCCTTGGGGGAAACTTTATCTATTGTTGAGGCTACTGGGTCGATGATTTCGTATTGAATAATACGGTTCTTTCTCTTTTTAGAAGAGCTGTAAATCGGTTTTACCCAGCAGATATTTCCCCTGTAGCTAGACATGAGTCTAGAGAAATAATAGGGTTTCCATATTCGATTGTCCCGGAAAGCCCAGCAGACGCCTGTAGGGGAATCTGCGTTATAATTAGCACTATCAGACTTCCAGCAATGGTTGTAGCCGAGGTCGCTGATGTGGCTATGTACACAGAACTTGCACATCCTCATTTCCTCCTGATCAGCAACCGATGGTGTTGGCTGCATCAGGTTTTGTTTGATGTAATTGCCCATAGATGTATGATTTTAAAGTTCATCCTCCTTGGTAGTTTTACGTTTCCATTCCCCACAACATTCCCAGTGGAAGCGATGATGGCCGAAGCCGTTGCATGTTCCGCTGTACTTACTGTTTGCTGTAGGCCGGAAAAACTTGCAGCTCTTGCAAGAGCGATTGCGGTGAGTGTAAACTAGATAGATGAATGTGCTGGCCATCATTACAAGGCACAGCATGATGATTATGAATCCGATTTCCATATTACTTCTTGTTTTTAATGATTTTCTTTAATACTTGCTTGTTGTGCTCAGTATCATCGTCACTCAGATGATAAGATCTGACGTCCTGAAGGATGCCTAAATCAACTGAAAGCATGTAATCTGTGACAACTTTAATGAAGTCTTCCAGAGAACGACAGAGAGCGTATTTATAGCCAGCACACTGCCAGTAGCCCTGGAAACGTTTCTGATGAGCAGTCTGATTGTTTGTCTTACCATACTTTAATTCAATGCCCAAGCCGTAGAATACTTCTGTACCCCTGTTGATAACTCCATTTTTGCCATTCTTGTATGAAGGGAGAGCCAGAATGAGATCTGGAACGCCCGGCACAACTCCTGATGCAGCGTTGATGGCTATCTTCTTGCCACTTATAGCCCCATCAGCCTCATTCTTGGGATGGAAGAGGAGAGAGGCATAAGCCGGGTACTGAAGCCGGAACCAGCGTACACAAGCTATCTGTAGCTGCCCTTCATGTTGCACCTTCTTCTGCTTGGTAGCAGATTTCTTGGTGTATTCAGAATAATTGCCGTTGAGGCGGTCGATTAATTCTTGTCTGTCCATAATCGTATGAATTAAATTGTTTGTTACTTATATTTAGTCGCTGAGGAGAGACTGAAGATAACTCTGTGTCTTATCATCCAAGTCGACCAGTGACTGTTCTTCTTCTGCCACCGATGGATTCCAAACGATGCCCAGTTTGGCTAGAGTTCCATTCTTGTAGGCATCTTTCACCATCTTTGCCATGGAACCATTCGGGTTCTTCTTGGCGGCTTCTATCCAGCCTAGATACTTCTGCTTGAGTGCTTCGGTCTGTTCTTCTTCCTGTTTCTTCTTGCGTTCTTCCTTCATTCTGAGGCGAGCTTCTATTTCCTCGTTGGTCTCCTCGCGTTGAGGCTGTGTAGGAGAAGGTGGTGGAGAACTTGAATGCTGAGGCTTCTTCCCGGCTGAGGCTACAACTGTAGGATTGTCGAAGGTTCCTTCCATCAGAGCCTCGTAGTTTTTGGGATTGAAGAGCCAGTTGAAGGAGATATAGCATCCACCATCCTTGCGCCCTGAGAGAAGATCGGAGTTGAGAGCCTTGCGAAGCATCGGTTCTATATCCTCGAAGGAATAGTCTGAGATAAACTTTGCCACCATCTTCTTGCGGTCGGGAGTCATCTTTGAGATTGGCTTGACCTGCGTGCCCAGAAAGAGGCGATTGAAGAGTCTTAGCACTTCCGAGAACTGAACTTCGGGATCCAACGACTTTTTTTCTTTTTCTTTTTTTTGTGTGTGGGTGTGGGCTTTCTCCTTTCTTTGTTTGTTTTCTTTTATAGGGGGTTCGGGGGAAATGTTTTCTTTTATTTGTTTCTTGCCTCTTACTTCTGTGCCCTTACCCTTGCCTTTGTCTGTGCCCTCAACTTCGGCAGAATCTTCGGAATCACCTTTATTTAAAGGGGTTTCGGGATTGTTAATCTGTGCCCTAGACTGTGCCTTTTGGTGTGCCCCTTGTTTAGGGTGTGCCCTAGAGCGTGCCCCATCTTTGCCCTTAATCGTGCCCCTATCTGTGCCCTTGTTATCTTGAAGATACGCTGCACAATCTTGTGTATCAGTAACTTGCGAAGTTAAAATCTGTGCCCCTGATTGTGCCCCTATCTGTGCCCTAAAGAGTGCCCCAGATTGTGCCCCAAGTGGGTTTTGATAGGGTAGTATGCAGTGGGAGAGTGGATGCGAACTGTTAACATACACGATGGTTGAGGCTTTAGGGGAGCTGCATTTTGTGATAATGCGTTCTTGTATGAGAACATCGATGGCACAGCGGATAGACTTGACCGAGGTATGGAGCCGATCAGCCAACAGACGTAAGGAAAGCGTAGCAGCGGAAGCCTCATTGTGGGTGGCAGACAGGAGCACGTAGATGAGCACCTGTACCACCACCGGACGATGAAAGTAACGCCACTGCAGCAGCTCTGGAGTAAGAATGTAGCCATCTGTTTTCATTTGCTGTTTCTTTTATTTGGAATGTAGAATTTACTATCTTATTTCTTTTCTTCTGCCTCAATAGCCCGGAATATCTTGTAGGCCACCTGAGGGACCCATGCATTGCCGTAGGCCTTTATTGATTCTGCTCGCCATTTAGGGAAAGAAATGGTAAGGCGGTCCACATCAAAGGGAATCCCATCATTTCTTCTACATACAGGGGATTGAGTTGGAAAGTCTTTCCAGAAATCTTCTTTTTGGAAGATGGAGAAGGTATCATTCCACTGATTGCCAATGCCGTAAGACTTTTTCCCATCTGAGAATTTGGGTTGAATGTCTTTGTGAACTTTGTTGCTTCTGTGGCGCAAGGAGTCGGCAAGAGTCCTTGTATTGCGGCAAGAGCCAAGGTTGGACGTTCTGCAGCACCTGGAGAAGGACTTTTGTTTATTCTTCCACTTCCTCTGTCGATTGCTGTTGGCGTAGGAAGGAGATCTAGAGGAATGAACTCTGTTTTTCCTTTCTTGTTGCAGCGTTTCAGCCCTTGTGTCTGTACGGTGGGCAACAATCCAGATGCGTTCTCTTCTGTGTGGTGCTCCGACACTGCAAGCTGGAATATTAAGCGGTTGGACGGAATATCCTGTTGCTTCAAGATCCTGGCAGATTTTTTCGAGTGTGAACCTGCTTTCCTCTCTGTATATGTAATTCTCTTCGAAGAGATTGTCTGTGCGTCCCACTTTAGTCTCTTGGCTGGGCTCCACCATAGTTCGGATTCCAATAACGTTTTCACTAACGATCCAAGAGGGCTTAATCTCCCGAATCGCTCGTAGCATCTGTGGCCAGAGATAGCGGTTATCGTCTTCTCCCTTTCTTCTTCCGGCAACGCTAAAAGGCTGGCATGGGAATCCTCCGGTGAGAACATCGACTTTTCCCTGCCACTGATGGAAGTCTGTTTTGGTAATGTCTTCATAACTTTCTGAATTTGGGAACCAGTATTGGAGCACCTTGCGAGGGAACTCTTGTATCTCGCAATGGAAGAGGTTCTGCCATCCCATCATGGATGCCGCAACCTCAGCACCACCGATTCCGCTGAATAAACTAGCGTGATTCATATTGCTTACTTTTGTTTCTGTTGTGTTCCAGGAGCCACTGTAGGTGAACAGTCTTAGAAGGATCACGGAAGAGGGATTTTGCCTTATCTATATCTGGATTCAGCATAATCTTCTTTTCTTTCTTTGCTGCTGCTCTTTTCTTCTGATAGTATCTTCGCTGGTACTCTTTCACCTTTTCGGGGTGATTCAGTCTCCAACTCTTAGATTTTTCCAGCAATTTTTCTTTGTTGCGCTGATAGTATATCTGATAATATCCAATGCCGTTGGCTCGTTTCTTGGCTGCATTTTCCCTATATAGCTTCTGCTTTTCGGGATGATCCTTAATGTATTTGCGAGAATAGGCGAGCATTTTATCACGATGCTTAAGATAGTATTCGCGCTGCCTGGCTATGCGGTCTGACTTTGCTTTTTCTGATTCCATAATGATTGAAATTATATAAAAACCACATTTCTGTTTACCTAAAATGGGTCAGTGGTGAATGCCATTTTCTCATTACCTTCGTATTTAATGCATTGGACAAAGTCACCAGCCTGCCCGGTAGACAATAGCAAAGCGTTGTACCTGTATGGGGAATCACCTATACGTGTTTGTACAAAGATTGCTGGTCTCCATTTATGTTCATCTTGGTTACGCACAAGAACCTTATCGAAGGTCTTGAATGATGGATGCTCCTTGCTCTTCTTCCAGAGAGTGAAAGCATTTTGAAACAAGATAGCTTCTTCATCAGTCGCTTCTCGCAGTTCCTTGTGTGTACTTATGCGAAGGTCAAATGCCTGATTGGTAACGAAGTTCTCGGTCTCAATCTCATACTGATTGCCGAATGTCAATGTGTCTTGACTCTCGTTCTTGGCGATGAGTTCGCCTATAATGGTCAACACGCCATCCTCGTCTTCTTCGCAGAAGACGTAAAGGTTGCCAGGTTCGAAACATGGCATCGTCTGTTTGTTGTTCTGTTCCATATTGCCCTCCAACTCTTTAAGTGCCTTCTCTAAATTATTGCGAGCCATTTCACAAAGCCTAATAGTAAGCAAATCATAAGATAGCTGCTCTTTGGCACGTTTAATATACTCAATAGCTTTTTCTTTGTTCATTTCTTTTCTCCTCCATTTCTTTTTTTCTTTTGTTTATTGCCTCTTGTTGCTCTTGCTGCAACCTTTTTAGATTGTCCATTCTGTTACGAAAACTCTCTCGACTCTTTTTGATTTCGTGTTTTACGTAAAAAAACGAGAAAACGATTCTGAAAGCCATCCATACAAGATATAGCAAAATTGGTGAAAAAACCAATAGCCATGACCAGTGAATAGCACCACATAACTTCATAACAATAAACGCAACTTGAATTAAAGTTGCAAACAATTTAAATTCTTTCATATCCTTTTCTTTTATATCCTTTGCAGGATGGTTAGTTAATCTATTTTTCATTCACATGGCAGTTTCTCCTGATGCTGCACGTATCTTTTGTGCTTAAGGCAATACTTGCCATTGATGCAGTTACGCCCATCAGGGCAGAGGAGGCACTTGCGAGCTGCGGTGCTCTTACTTCTGGAATCGCTCATAATAGTAAGTTACTATCTGATGTTCGGTAGGCTGGAAGCCATTTCTAGTAGTAAGAGTATCTACTATCTCATCATAGGTGCTCTGAGGCATCTGTGAAATGAGGTTCTCATCATGAATGCCCTGAGAGAGTTTACTGAGGCAGAGCCATCCAAGGACTAGCCAGATGGCAATGCAGAAGAAGATCTTAATTGTTTTCATAACTTTATCTTTTTATATTGTTTATATTTGCGGTAGGTAAAGGGATTCGAACCCCGTGCCCGGCTGCTTAGTCCTTCTTCGCAGTCTTTTTTGATTAACACCCAGAACTAAGTAATTTAAACGTTATAACTTGAACATCGCCCCCAATGGGCAAAGCAACTGTTACCTACCATAGTTTCGCATAATTTGTACTAATCAATATCAGCCTTATATCTATCCTAAAAGTAAAATCTTATTTGGGACACAAATAGTCTTGAACTTTGGAGGCACAGGCTTCCAGCTCTGATACTTTGTATTCGTGGCGAGTAATCTTGCCATTACTGCCTCTTGCGAAATCCTTAACCTTTCCTTCACGTTTCCATCGCTCTACGTTTTTTCTTCCGTAGATGTCGTATGCCTTGGCTTGTGTGAGGAACGGACGTTTACCCACAGCCTTGCAGACTTCTTCTTTCACAACGTTACGTATGGCTGACAGGAATGTATCAAAGGATAGCATCTTATCTGCGAACTGGATTTGTACTACTTCGTTCATGACTATTGTTTTTATTTGGTTCTTGTAACTGTGATGATCTCTTTCTCCCGGTTGATTTTGGTTTTGAACTTACGACAGTAAATTACACCTAATTCCGAGCAGGTTGTTTTGATCGTTCTCATTCTCCTGATAGGGAAACTGATTGATTTACCCAGCTCCAGTTCTCTGATCTGAGGTCTGAGTGGTACTTTTTCTTCTGACATATTGCTTGATTTTAATTATTATTTAACTAGTTTGAAATCGTAAACGAAAACGAGAGGATTGGCATCCCAGTGGAGGTGGAGCTTGCAGCTAAGCATCTTGTATGCTTCGATAGGAGTTCTGTACCACCATTTCTTCTCAAAGCTATCATTTGTGGCATCGTATGAATAAGAATCATCAATGCCATCGATGTGGCTACAGAAGATTCCTTCCTTCATGCAGTCATCGGTGCTGATGTACTGTAGTCTTTCACACCAAATTTTGGTAATCTTAATTTGATGAGGCATCAAATCAGACTTCACAAACATCTTGTTTCCCCATCCTTCGGAAGTATTTATCCTTGGGTGTAGTTCTTTGATATACGGAATATCGCTGTATCTTTGTGCGACTGCTACGACTTCACCTATTTTATAAGTGGACTTTGCTACAATCTCATTTCCATCATTGATGGCGAGTTTGCCTTTGTCTTTTCCTTCCGTATAGAAACCGCAATTGCAGTAATACTTGAAAGGCTTTTCGTAAGCGATTCTTCTGGTTTGAGTCTTGCGACCATCTAGAACAGCTTCGGTGAGACCGTACAGGTCATTGAACATTATCTTTTTCATACGCTTTGTTTCGTTTGTTGTTTCAAAACATTATTCTGAATGGTTTGCCTTTCAAAGATGGTCTCTTATCGAGAACAAACTTTAATAACTCCTCGTATCCTATCGCGAACAATGGACAATACATGTATTTCAGTGTGCATACAAATCTGTTATTGAGCATAATATCGAGGAATAGAGCTTTATTCTTTTTCATTTTGTGCCTCCTTCCTCTATGGTAGGAACTAAGTCCTTGATGTAAGCCCAGTAAGCGAAGCGAAAATCTTTGCGGATGATTCCGTTCCACTTCATTTTATCGCTTATGTTGAGAGCATCATAAAACGTATGTATGCATGATTTTTTCAAGTCGATGAGTACTGGATGAGTGAAGTTTTTGGAAACACCAATGATATAGGTGTGCAAATCTTCTGGAACTTCCTTTGCTTTATGCCAAGATCGGCTGAGGCTGGTATATTCCTCTTCTTCCTCAAAACTCCAAGGTCTTACATTCTTTGGAACCTTATTTTTGTGTCCAATCCAATATTCTTTATATGAAACATTTCCTACGGACATTAAGCCTGAGTCGTGTATCAAAGAATTTGTTTGGACCCATAGTCTTTTAGGCGCATCTGGAACTTTTTTATCTTCATTCTTCATTTTTCTTCAAATTTATTTGGTACATATTTATTTATTTACTAACTTTACGGTGCAAAAGTACAATAAACTTTTTGAAAGTGTGTAGTTTGGTGGGCATTATTAATATACATTAACCCACTTTGTTGAACATTTAAAGGATTTTAATATGAATGTGCAAAGAATAGTGGACATTATAACGTCCAACAAACTTAGCAAAATTGATATTGCTTCTAGGATGAAGGTTAGTCGAACTACGTTGGATAACCTTCTGAACGGTGCTGATGTGAAGGTTAGTACAGTTGAAAACCTTGCTGAAGTCCTTGGTGTAGATGTTGCTGAGTTTTTTAGTTCAGATAAGAAAACGCCTTCTTTAGCAAACAGCAGTAATGTGGCTGATATGAATGAACTGGAGAGAGAAGTGATAGCCCTTCGTGCAGAAAATAAGGTACTCAGAGAGATCCAGGGACTTTCTGAAAGAAATCAGGTACATGTAGGATAATAAAAATGTCGCGATATGGGGTTTACTGAAGATGATTTAGGAAAAACATTTGAGAAAACAAAATCTAAGAAAACAGAAAAATTAGATACAACAAAATATCTTAATTATTTTCAGTTCTCTTGTTTTAGGTTCTTTAGCTATTGGGGTTTAAAGTTTCTTAAGAGAGACTTGATAGACTATCGGGTCGTTCGATGGAAAGTTGAGCATAATATAGGTTTAACCGATATGGAGATGTTTTTGGCAAAAATTGATCTTACCAAACTTAAAGAACGGAAAGTTTATTTTATTGATTATGTTAGTAAGTGGGGAACCTCATTATTGGACACGGATTATTTAAGTAAAAATGAATTTACGATAAGTTTCTATGCTTCCAAATTTAATAATGAAATACAAAGAGGCAAACGTTATTTGAAACTATCCGTGTTCATCTTTTTTGTTAGCGTGTTAATGCTAGGCTACTCAATAGGCAGGTTGTCTTCGTCTTCTAGTAATGTTGAGGCTGATAGCTTCAAAACAGAGGTAACAGCAGGAGGCAACGTATATGTATCAGACAGTCCAGGTTCTAAGCGATACCACAGGGACAGAAATTGCCCAGCTCTTAAGAGAACTACAGGAAAGATAACTGCTACAGATGAGGCTAATGCCATTGATCAAGGAAAAACTTTATGTGGCTGGTGCGGTAAATGATATATGGTTAAATTTCAAATGGATTAAGATATGAAGAAGATTTTATTTGCTCTTTCAATGTTTCTTTTGAGTGTTCCGGCAATGGCACAAAAAACATTTGAGAAGTATACTGTTGGTTATGAATCAGGAAATAAAGGTATACAGGTTGATGGTGACGATGGTGTAATAGTTGTTGTCTCTAAAAAAGATGATCGGAAGATAACCAAACATCAGGAGTTTTATGTTTCGATTATTAACCAAAGTCAGAATAGATTTAACTTTGACCCATCAAAAATACAAGTTGAGGCTATTAACAAGAATAAGACTGAGTCTTGTGAAGTGTACACTTGTGATGAATGGGTGAAGAAAGAAAAGACAAGGATTCTGTTATGGGGTCCAAATAATGTAGAGGAGCAGTCTGTAAGCACTAATGTTAAAGGAGCTGATGGTAAGACTACAACCATCGAAACTAAAGCACAGGTTGTAACTAACGCTAATGATGAGGCTAGGGCACAAGCAGAGGCAAGTATCAATAGCAGATACTTTAAGCGTGTAACTATCAATGCCGGTCAAATGCGTTATGGCATGGTTGTAGCGAAGAATCCAAAGGCTCAGAACTTGATAGTGAAGGTTCCTGTTAATGGAAACATTTATATCTTTGACTTATCAAAAGAATAG